AGTCATGACGCACCCTTTCCAAGATTGCAGCTTGTTCAAATCGGCGTTCGATCTGCCTGCGAGAATTCCCGCGAGTCGGGAAGCTCTCGCAGCAGTTCGCGCTGTCAAGAATCGGAACAACTGGAGCCATTATTCGTCGTTGATGTACGCTATCAAGATGAACGTGCCGCCCCTGATGTTCTTTGTCGCTAACGAGTTCGAAGATCGCCGTAATAAAAATACTTCAAAAGATTTTTGTTGACAGTCTCAAACCGCTTTATATAATTCAATCTCACACACAAAGAAAGGAAGTCCAAATGACTACGTTCACTTCTGCTGTTCTCGAAACTCTCTCCCTGAAGCAAATGGCGCAACAGACGGGCATTGCATCGCTCGTCAAGATGTCGAAGCAAGCCGCCATTGCTCGCGTTCTTAAATCGCAAGACGCCCCTGCAAAGCCGCCCGTCGTCAGTCTCGGCGACTCGACTGCAGCTTTTGCCAAGAAGTTCGCCGCTGACAAAGCAGCGAAGAAGGCCGAAATCAAAACCGAACAACGCTCAAGCAATCGCCGCTCGGATCGTCGTCACGTCGTCGCTCCTGCGCTTGTTGTCGTCACGCCGTCGCCTGACGTCGTCGTACCCGCCCCGGTTGCAACACCCGCCGATGCACCCGAGATCGTGCAGAAGCAATTGACGCCCGCCGAACTGCTCGACGGCTTCAAGAACGACGCAAGCTGCCCGCTTTGCGGTGCCGATTGCACGTCACAAGAACAGAACGGCAAGGACGGCACTGTCGCCGGCGATCAACAAATGCTCTGCCTCGCTTGCAAAGAAGCCTATTGGAAAGACTCAGGCGAAGCGGTCAAGCAGCAAGTCGTGCGCAACTTGAAAGCGCCGATGGCGTCTGCAGTGCGTAACAAAAAGGACTGCCTGATTGCTGCTCGCGCAAAGATTGCCGAAATGAAAGCAGCAGGCAACACGAACCGCCAAGAATGCATCGCAGCGGCAATAGCTTGCGGCTGCACCCACAACGGCGGCGACTACATCCATTATCAACTTTGCGTGAAAGGGAAGGTGACGTCATGAACTACAAGAAACTAGAAACCTGGCGCAAACTCGACGGCGAGATCAAGCGCTTGAAGGACGAAGAGATGAGTCTACGCAAGGAACTTTTCGCTGAGACGTTTGCAGAAAAAGAAGGTGCGCAGTCGATAGAACTCGATGGCGGCTGGTCGTTGTCTGCTTCTCTGCCGTTCATTCGCACCCTCGACCAAGAGAAAGCCCCCGACCTGGTTAAAGCGCTCAAGAAGACGCATCCCGCGCTCATCAAGACGAAATACGAGCTTTCTGTGGCAGAGTATCGCACCCTTGACGAAAACGCGGCCACGCTCGTCAACGCAGCGCTCACGACGAAGCCTGGCGCACCGTCGCTCAAGCTTGTTCCGCCGAAGGGTTCGCCTGCGTAGATTGTCCGACGAAGCGCTTAACGAACAACCCACAAACACACAGAGAAAGGAAACATCATGTCACACGAAATCGATATGACTACTGGAATGCCCGCAATTGCTTACGTCGGCGAAACGCCCTGGCACGGCCTCGGACAAAAGCTTGAAGAAGGCGCGAGCATCGACACTTGGACCGTATCCGCAGGACTCGCATGGCGAGCTTGCCGCACTGCGGTAGAATTCACGCTGCCGTTCGAAGACGCGCCGCACTTCATGGAAAACCGACACGTTCTGTACCGTGATGACACACTCGCTGCGCTGTCTGTCGTAAGCGACACCTACAAGATCGCGCAACCCGCGCAAGTGATGGACTTCTTCCGCGAACTCACCGAACAGTCCGACGCGAAAATGGAAACAGCCGGCAGCTTGCACGGCGGCAAAGTGATCTGGGCGCTCGCACGACTCGGCGAGAATTTGGCCATCATGGATGACTTCGTGGCACCTTATCTTCTGCTCTCGACGTCATATGACATGTCGACGCCGACGCTCGCCAAGTTTGTTGCCACTCGCGTCGTGTGCAACAACACCATCCAAATTGCGATGCGTGAGGGCACAAAGCAGATTCGCATCCCTCACAGTGCAGAATTCAGAACGTCGGACATTCGCGCAGGACTCGACATCAGTCTAAACGAATTCGAAGCGTTCAGGCAGAAGGCTTTAAAGCTCGCTGGCACGCCGTTCCGCATGTCGGACATGGACAAGTATCTGATCGCACTTTTGCAGCCTGTGGAGAGCGGGGAAATCGACTCTGACGTCATTCGCAAGAGCAAGGCGTACCGCAAGATTGTCGACTTGTTCGAAGGCGAGCAAATCGGTGCAGAACAAGGCGCAATGAAGAGTACCGCCTGGGGCGCTTTGAATGCGGTCACGCAATACATCGATCACGTCAAAGGCAATAATCAGTCCTCGCGCCTGAGTGATGCGTGGTGGGGGCAAGGCGCAACCTTTAAAGAACGCGCCCTTGAATTGCTTGCAGCCTAAGGAGAATAAAATGATTGCTATCAAGCACAGATATTCAGGTACGACGCTCTGCGAGTTCGACGCAGCGACAATCAAAGACACGCTCGTTAAAGCGGTTCAAAGCGGCGCGGACCTGCGCTGCGCGGACCTGCGCTGCGCGAACCTGCGCTGCGCGGACCTGCGCGGCGCGGACCTGCGCTGCGCGGACCTGCGCTGCGCGAACCTGAGCGGCGCGAACCTGAGCGGCGCGGACCTGGGCGGCGCGAACCTGAGCGGCGCGGACCTGCGCGGCGCGAACCTGCGCTGCGCGAACCTGAGCGGCGCGAACCTGCGCTGCGCGGACCTGCGCGGCGCGGACCTGTACGGCGCGGACCTGAGCGGCGCGGACCTGAGCGGCGCGGACCTGAGCGGCGCGAACCTGCGCGGCGCGGACCTGAGCGGCGCGAACCTGAGCGAAATCAAAAATGGCTCGCTTGCGCTCGCGCAGACAAGCATCGTTCCTGACGAGGGCGCGTTCATCGGCTACAAGCGTTTAGCCAACGGTCAAGTCGCCAAGCTCGTTATTCCGCACGACGCCAAACGCCTGAACTCTTACGGATCGCGCAAATGCCGCGCCGAGAAAGTGTTTGTACTTGAAGGCTCGGGCGTAGCGAAGCGTGACAATCGCACAGCCTATGCACCCGAAACATGGGTTATTCCTGACAGTTTCGACGACGACCGGCGAGTTGAATGCTCACATGGAATTCACTTCTTCATTACACGAATCGAAGCGGAAGAATACCTTTAATCCGTTGTCGTTGCCGCTCTTAACGGGGCGGCATCCGCAACTGATCAAACTTTTTTCAACCACAGCAAAAGGAGCGAGTATGGCAATTCAAATCGTATCATCCCGACAAGCTGCAGCAATTCACGGCGTAAAAGCGTTGGTTTACGGGAAAGCAGGTTATGGCAAGACGTATCTTGCCCGCACTGCACCTGCGCCAATCATCTTGTCTGCCGAATCAGGCATGCTATCGCTGCGCGACGTCGATCTGCCGGTGATCACGATTGCAACTGTCGAAGACTTGCAGCAAGCTTACATCTGGGCGCAATCGCCCGAGGCTGCACAGTTCCAGACGATTTACATCGATTCGATCAGCGAGATCGGCGAGGTCGTTCTGGCGAATGCCAAAGCGCAAGTCAAAGACCCGCGGCAAGCTTACGGTGAACTCATCGAGAAGATGATGGCAACGCTCAAGGCATTTCGTGACATTTCGGGCAAGCATGTCGTCATGGCTGCAAAGCAAAGCGTCTTGACTGACTCGGTGACAGGTGCGGTGACGTATGGCCCGTCAATGCCAGGCGCTCGCTTGGGTGCAGAACTTCCCTATATGTTCGATCTCGTTCTACAGATTGGCATCGGCAAGACTCCTGACGGTGTTGAGTACCGCTTTCTTCGCACACATCCTGACATTCAGAACGAAGCGAAGGACAGAAGCGGGACACTCGACGCATTAGAGCCGCCCGACTTGAATCACATTTTCAACAAGATTTTAACCACAGTGAAGGAGCAATAGAAATGGCAATACTTCAATTCAATGCTGCAACAGTCGCACCGTCGCAAGCTTTCGAGCCGTTGCCCGCAGGCTGGTACAACGTGCGCATCATCAAAAGCGAGATGAAGCCGACGAGCAAGGGCGACGGCTCTTATCTTGAACTGTCGATGAGTGTGATCGACGGTCCCGCTGCGAATCGTCAGTTGTTTGATCGTCTGAACTTGAACAACAAGAATCAGACGGCGAAGGATATCGCGTATCAAACGCTGTCGGCAATCTGTCACGCAACGGGTGTGATTCAACTGCAAGACAGCACCCAACTGCACGGCATCCCGCTGATGGCGCGAGTTGCAATCAAACCCGCCGAAGGCAAGTATGAAGCGGGCAACGAGATCAAAGGGTACAAGGCGATTGCATCGGGTGCGAGTGCTGTTCCCGCGTTCGTCACTGCTCAAACTGCTCCCGCTGCATCTTCCGTTCCGTCTTGGGTTCAGCCTGCGCAAACGCCCATATTGAATTCCGGGCTACCTGGAAATGGTTCCGGGGTCGCACCTGCCCCTGCTGTTGCACCGGCGGTTGCACCGGGTAGCCCTGTTCCTCCTTGGGCGCAGTCGTAACAGTCTTTGAATAGATACGGAGGGCAACGATGGGCCAGCAGACAAGAAAGGATTCAGCAATCGAAACGCTGACTCAACTTTTTGTTGGTTACATCGTTGCTCTTCTTATTCAGATGACGATACTTCCTTATTATGGTTGCACCGCTTCATTTCTTGAGAATGCGGCAATCACGGCAATCTTCACGGCAGCTTCGCTGATTCGAGGCTACGCCATTCGCAGACTTTTTTCAAAGAGCGAGACATGATCGAACCCACCATCATCGGTGACGCTACGCTGTATCTGGGCGACTGCCGCGACATCCTGCCGACGCTGCCGAAGGTCGATGCGGTGATTACCGACCCGCCTTATTCGGTAAGTGTTGCGGGTAGTGTTGTTGTTGGTCAGCCGGGAAAGGGTAAGCGCCGACTAGATTTCTTTGACGGTGATTGCGATTGGCCCGCCATGAATGCGCTGGTATGTGATGCGGTATCAAAGTCAATTACTCTGTGTCCGTTGGTGTTTGCTGCGTGGTGTGGGCATAGGCAAATAGGGTTTATTACTGATTTATTGGAATCAAGCGGATTTTCAACAAGGCTTTTATTCTGGCGAAAGATATGTCCTCCACCAGCACCGCCTAGCGCAGGGTTTTCGAGCGCTGTTGAATGCTGCGTTTATGGATACAAGTCGGGCAGACCGTGGAACGGCGGGCAATACGATTTTAACGTGTTTGAAACAGACAATTACAGGCACGGGCAACCCGGCAAGGTCGATCATCCTACACAAAAACCTCTGTCTTTGATTAATTGGCAGGTGGAAAGAATAACAGACGAAGACGGATTGATCCTTGACCCATTCATGGGCAGCGGAACGACCGGCGTTGCCGCTGTCCAAATGGGCCGCAAGTTCATCGGCATTGAGCGCGAGCCTAAATACTTCGACATCGCCTGCCAGCGTATCGAGAATGCCCAAAGGCAGACCAGCCTATTCGAGCCGCAGAAGAAAGCCGAGCAGACCAATCTTTTCTAACAGTGAAAGTTGAACATGCCTAACCCTATACTTGAAGCCATCGACAAAGCGATTTACGACAACCAGGACAGAAGTCATCGTGCGCACTTAGGCGCATCGATCATCGGCGCGAAATGCTCGCGCAAACTGTGGCTCGGTTTTCGTTGGGCGACAAAGGTCGAGTGGGATGCCCGCATGCTGCGCCTGTTTGAGCGTGGCAAGATGGAAGAAGATCGTTTTGTTCAGTGGCTGACAGACGCAGGTATCACGGTTTATCAGAACGATCCTGCAACGGGAAAGCAGTATCGTTTTACAGGCTACAAAGGGCATTTTGGTGGCGAGTTGGACGGTGTTGGCGTCGGTGTTATTCCCGATCCGTTCCTGCTCGAATTCAAGACGCACAACAACAAGAGCTTTGAAGAATTGAAAACTGTCGGCGTCGAAGTCGCAAAGTGGGAACACTTTGTGCAAGTGCAGATTTACATGGGTGCGATGAAACTCAAGCAAGCCGTCTATCTCGCAATCAACAAGAACAACGACGAGATTTATTCTGAGATCGTGCCTTACGATAACGAAGTCTATGACGCATTCATCAAGCGTGCGCAAGAGATCGTCGACATGCCTGAACCGCCGCTGCGCATCTCGAATGACCCAAGTTGGTGGATGTGCAAGTTTTGCGAGCATTACTCGCTGTGCCATCAAGAGGGCGTCCCGCAAGTCAATTGCAGAACGTGCGCACACAGTACGCCCGTCGAGAACGGTCAGTGGCAGTGTGAACTGTGGCCCGATAAACCTTATCCTATCATTCCGATTAACATCATCAAGACAGGCTGCACAAGTTATGCGCGGCATCCGATGTCATGAACAACGCTCACGTCACTTGTCCGAAGTGCAAAGAAGAGTCGCCTGTCGAAAGCGTCGAGTACTTGGACATTGAAGAAAACATGCAAGGTAAAGACGTTCTCACATTCGTTTGCCCTCACTGCAACGAACAAGTCAAAGCATTGATCTGGGTACGCAAATGAACAAAGTGTTTCAAAGCGGCGAAAGTATAAGGGTAGTACATTCTCTGTTCCAAGAGGAAGGAGGCGGTTCGATTCCGACCTCGCCGCTCCAGTTTAACATCGCAAGAATGGATAAACATCTTGCATATAAATTAAACGAATATTGGCACTCTCGATTACCTTCAATATCAAATTGGCAAAACTGTGATTGTTTCGGCGCTGAATTCTCTAATAGATATTATGCTATTGCTATGTGGTCTAATCCGTCAGCGCGAGCCTTGAATGGAAGGGGGGTGGTATGAATTACGTAGAATGGCTATTTCACAAGATGCACCGAAAAACACAGCCTCTAGAATGTTGTCGATTATGACTAAAATCATTCGTAAAGAAATGCCGTTAATTTGTCGTTTGATTTCTTATCAGGACACAGATGTTCATTCTGGAACTATCTACAAGGCTTCGGGATGGAAAGTTGGTAATATAGGAAAACGTATAGACGAAACTCAAAGTTACAATAATTGGAAAACCAGGCCGGGAAGGCAAAATCAAAGTCTGGCCCCAAAGATTAGATGGGAGTTGTCTGTTCGTCCTGAAAAACAAACATCGTCACTTGATGCACAATCACAAGTAATGTCTGAACAATATTCAATGTTTGAAGACAACTAAAATGAAACTTCGCTACTATCAGACGGCTGCTGTCGAAAGCATTTATGCGCACTTCACGCATAAGCGCGGCAACCCAATTCTTGCACTTCCGACAGGAACAGGAAAGTCGCTGATCATTGCAGGACTCTTACAAGGCATTTTCGAGAACTATCCGACACAACGCATCGTCATTGCAAGTCACGTCAAAGAGATTCTTGAACAGAACACCGAAAAACTATTGAAACTGTGGCCGACAGCGCCAGCAGGAATTTACTCAGCATCGGTCGGGCGCAAAGAAGTTGCACCGATAACGTTTGCAGGAATTCAGTCAGTTGCAAAACACGCCGACAAGTTCGGCAAGATCGATTTGCTCATGATTGACGAGTGCCACACCGTAGGCCAGACAGCGAACACTCAATACATCAATTTCATTTCTGCGCTGAAGACGATCAATCCCTGTATGAAAGTCATCGGCTTGACCGCTACGCCCTATCGACTCGGATTGGGCATGCTGACCGATGGCGGCATCTTTGATGACATTTGCTTCGATCTGACTGAACGTCACGCATTCAATCGACTCGTTGCAGAAGGTTGGCTTGCGCCGCTTGTCTCGAAACAGACGGTGACGGCCCTCGACGTTTCTGAAGTTGGAAAAGCCGGTGGTGAATACATTCAAAGCGAACTGCAAGCTGCAGTCGACAAAGCACCGATTACGGCTGCAGCGCTCAAAGAGATGCTATCGCTTGCGCAAGACAGGCAGCACTGGCTGATCTTCGCTGCAGGCATCAAACACGCAGAACACATTTCTGAAATGCTCAATCTGATGGGTATCCCGTCTGCTGTCGTGATTGGCGAAATGCCGAAGATCGAACGCGAACACGTCTTGCAAAAATTCAAGTCGGGCGAATATCGCGCAGTCGTGAACAACAATGTGTTGACGACCGGCTTCGACTTTCCCGGCATCGATTTGATTGGTATGCTGCGCCCGACAAGCTCGCCAGGATTGTGGGTGCAGATGCTCGGCAGGGGAACTCGTCCTGCTGACGGCAAAAAGAATTGCCTTGTCTTGGACTTTGCAGGGAACACGCGACGGCTC